TTCGATTCTGCGTTTGGTAAGCGCACTATCGATCTGGCTGGGAGATCAATATCAACGGTGATTCCGTTGGTGGCCACCTTCCGGGTTAACCCCAGACGCTTCATCAGCAAGCTTCTCTCTCTCTCTTCCTCGTGCCCGCGTAAAGGGTTACCGGGGGAGGGGGTCACTCGGCTCTTCGCCGATGTCCAAGCCCACCTGGCTTGGTGCTTCTTTTAGCATGACCCTGTTTTGGTCGCAAACGACCTAACCTTTCCTTCGCTTCACGCATCCTATGACTATTCGATCATACAATGTTACGGCGGTGGACAACTTGGGTACTTCGTACTCCTTGGCGTCACACTACTCCGAAAACACGTCGTCGTATAACCCGGCTACTCGCCGCGTTAATCTGCTTACGCAGAATAGTCATACCTGGAATAACAGTAGGGTAACTTACTGGAATCGCCAGGAGGGATCGTACCCACCAAACCTTTATTTCGGCTCGATCACACCTCCTGGTTTCGACCAGGAGACGATTTATAACCGAGCAAGGGCTAAGTGGTACGGAAAACTTCGGAAAGGGAGCGCCTCTTTGGGCGTGACCGCCGCATCTTGGGCCCAATCTCGTGACATGATCGTCTCGAGATCCAAGAAGCTGGGTGCTGCACTTGACCATGCAATCGCCCGTGCTCAGCGTAAGCAACATATCCTTCAGCAGCCTAACGGCCGTACACGATACTTCCAAAGTCTCGTGAAAGGCCCCAAGCGTAAGAAGGAAGCTGTAGCTGATGCCGTACTCGAAACCGAGTTCGGCTGGAGGCCGCTTTTCAGCGATCTCCATGCGGCAATGTACACGGTGTGTAAGGATTTACCACCGTCGTTCATAACGTCAAGACACCGTGAGGTGATCTTTCAGCAAATAGTCTCTGGTGGCGATCCGTCGACCACGCAAGAGTGGGCTGGCTGGGCTCGCACAACCCTCTCGGGGAGTGTGATTCTAACCAACCCAAACTACGCGCTGTTAAACCGTCTGGGCCTCATCAACCCGGCGACAGTTCTCTGGGATCTTATCCCTTGGAGCTTTGTGGTGAATATGTTTGTAAATGTCAATGAGATGATCTCGTCCATCACGGACGAGGTCGGCTACGACGTTTCGAACCGTTCCCGCACCGACACGGTCTTTACGCTGACCAGTGTCACAACTCGGAGACCCGACCAAGTTGGTCGGGGGTTTTCTTCTGCCGCGGTTCTCCGTAAGCAGAAGACCCGAACTGGCGTGAGCCAATTCGCACCGAGCTGGCAAGTGAAGGTACCTGAGCTTAACTGGGAGCTTGCGATTATCGCGAGTTCGTTAGTCGTTCAGAAGTTCAAGAAATTGAACCGCCTTCTCTCACTTTAAACTTAGGGTTCGCACCCTCCTTCGTTAGGAAAAGAAACCATGCCACAAGCAGTCGATATCACGATCAACAACGGCGCAGGCACCCCTGTCGCGAAAACCTTCACGCTGATGGCTCCCGCTGCGGGAGACAACAGCTTCGCCAACTGGCGTCTTAAAGAAGGTGCGATTTCGGGCGCTTTTCCGCGCATTGCCATGATCGCCCGTCCCACCGGCAACGGTGCTCGTAAGAGCATCATCAAGCTCCAGGTTCCGTATTCTTATACGGAGACGACCACGGGTCTCACGAAAGTGGGATCCGCGTTCGATATGGAAGTAAACTGCACTGTTCCCGACGACTTCCCTGAAGCGTCGAAGAATGATGCAGTTGCTTTCGCCAAGAACTTGATCGCTCACGCTCTCGCGCAAGCGGTGATGCGTGACGGTTATCCTGCAACTTAACCCTTGTAGGCTGGTGTTAACATGGACCAACTTATGGTACGTGTCATCAACGCTCTTTGCGATGATGTGGGCACTCCAAAAGCAGCCAAGCTGAAAGGCTTGGTAGCTCGCGGGGAGTGGTCGGAGGTTCTTAACCTCCGTGTTGAGGAACCTAGTTCGTATCCAGATTCCTTCCACTACTGGAAGGATGCGCTCGTTACTGAGCTGCTTCGGAAGTGTAAACTCCCGGCTGGCATCGATACTAGGGCCGTAGCTGTGCAAACCTTTTGGGCCTGCGAAGCTCAGAATTATGCGACTAACGCACGACTGACTCGCTTTATGCCGTCAACCCTCTTCCTTGAGGATAAGACGGACGAGCGCGTCTACGAGTTCATCACTCGTTGGCGGAAAGAAATTAGTCGAGTTTTAGGAAAGCTACCGGTTCACCTCACCCCGAGATTCTCGGGTGGTGCCACGTATGCTGACGCCGGATCGTTAATAACAACACCGGACAAGATGTCCAGCGCTCCAACGATCACTCAGGGTGCCCGCTGTTTAATGCCGCTCTGGCATGAAACAGCATGGGCGCGCGCTCTTGTGAAAGAGCGTCCCTGGCAAAGTGATCCTCTTACTGTGCGCGGTAACAAGTTTTTCACCGTCCCGAAAGACGGGTCAAAAGATCGGGGGTGCTGCAAAGAACCCTCTATCAACGTTACCTACCAGCTCGATGTTGGCCGTGAAATCCGGAAACGTCTTAAAGCGCGCATGGGTATCGATCTAAAGACAGGACAGGTTCTTCATAACGACCTAGCTCAGCTGGGTAGTTTGACGGGCCATCTTGCGACGATCGATATGAGCAATGCTAGCGACACGGTGTGTCGTCTCTTGCCAGAACTTCTCCTTCCGGAGGCCTGGTTTGAGTTGCTCAACTCTCTACGCTCAACGCACACGCGGATTGAGGGGAAATGGGTTCGACTTGAGAAGTTCTCCTCTATGGGGAATGGATTCACGTTCGAGCTTGAGACTCTGATATTCGCCACGCTTGCGCGTGTCGTGATCCACGGAAACGGGGGTGACCCTGAGTCTGTATGGTGTTACGGGGACGACCTCATAATACCGTCTGTCCACTACCGTGAGGTAGCGGCTGGGCTCGCGATGTTCGGCTTTACGCCGAACCCGAAGAAGACCTTCGCCGAAGGTCCCTTCAGAGAGAGTTGTGGTGGCGATTTCTTCGATGGAGTACCCGTGAGGGCCCACTATCTTAAGGAATTACCTGATGAACCACAACATTGGATCAGCCTGGCTAATGGGCTTAGGCGCGTGGCTTTTGCA